CCTTGGATCCGTTGGCGGGTGCCGACTACACGCCGGCGGAGGTGGCGGCGCCCTTGTAGTCGATGACGGCGGTGCCGTAGTCGAGGATCACCTTCATCTGGACGCCGTCGTACTCGAACGAGTTCTCGGTCTCGATGCGCGGAGCCTCCTGGCCGTCGATGAAGCCGACCGCGAAGACCGGGGCGCTGCTCGGGTCGGCCACGAGGTAGTGCCGGGTGGCGCTGGAGGCCGAGAGCTGGCCGACGTCGATCACGTCCGAGAAGAGGCCCATCACGATGTTCGGGATGTTGGTCGTCTTGCTCGGGTCGTACTGGGCCGCGTTGAGCTGCCGGGCGAGGCCGCCGAGCTCGACCGGTCCGAGCCACACCCGGGGCACCAGGTTGAGGTAGTAGTTGGCGGAGACGTCCTTCTGGAGCTTCAGCTTCGCCCGGGCGCTGTCGAGGGTCGTCACGGACATGGCGCCGGTGGCGCTGATGTTGTTGTGCGCCGCGTTGAAGAGCGCCACGCCGTCGGGAGCCAGCGCGCCGAGGCCGGAGTTCGCGGTGATCATGGCGAAGGCGTCGGCCTCCACGGTCCGCGCCGCGGCGTCGCCCAGGCCGGCGGCCATGTCGCGGAAGACGCCCATGTCGTCGTTGACGATGGAGCGCCGGGAGATCCCGATGATGTTGCCCTTGGTGGCCGGGGTCAGCGTGGCCTTCGACCCGTCCGGGATGTTCTTGTGCTTGACCTCGCCGGCCTCGGTCACCGAGTCGAGCGTGGAGAAGGTGCCCGGACGGTAGAAGGTCGAGGTGCGGAAGTCCTGTACGCTCTTGCGGGCGCACCACCGCGGCCAGGTCACGTCCGCGATGGCGTACTGGCCGAGGAAGAGCTTGTTGACCGCGGTCTCCAGCAGGATGGTGAAGTCGGAGGTGACGTTCATCCCGGGGTCGCCGCGGTACTGCATGGCGCGCCGGACGAGCTGATCACCGTGGAGGCCGCGGACCGACTGCCCCTGGCGCTCCAGGCTGACCCGGGCGAGGTCGTAGACCTTCATCCCGCCGAACTCGCCGGGGTCGGTCGAAGTTCCGCGGAAGGCCGGGGCGAACCGCTCGACCTTCATGGCCTTGGAGATCATCTCCGTGTGGCCGTACCGCTGGATGATGGCCGCCACGCCGCCGCGAACGAACTTGTCGCGGGAATCCTCGCCGGCCTCGAAGAGGTGGTTGGACTGGCCCGTGGCGTCGCTGCTGGTCGTGAGGTGATCCAGCACGGCGCCGCGGACGTCGTTGACCGAGGCGCCGTCCTTGATGAGCTTGTCGGCCAGCTCGTCGCCGAGCTTGGCGCGCCGGACGAGCGAGCGGATCTCGACCACGCGGTCACGCTCGGCGGTCAGGGCCTTCTCGGTGGCGCGCGTGACTTCGGCGACGTTCGCCTCGGTGCGGGCCTCGCGCTGCGCGGCGGCCTGGCGGGTCGCCTCCTCGACGGCGGAGGCGCGGGTCTCGATGACGACGGGCTTCGGCTCCGGGGTGGTCTCGACGGTCTTCTCGGGCATGGGCTTCTCCTCGCTGCGGGAAAGGATCTCGACTTCGTAGGTCTCGGACTCGTTGCGACCTCGGACCACCGCGGCGTCATCCACGGCGACTGGGGTCTGGCTGATCTCGTAGGGGGTCCACCGGGTGGCCCGGTAGACCGGGACATCCTTGACCTTCTCGACCAGGTCGAGCTGCTCGATGGTGTAGCCGACGCTGACGTGGCGGAGGATGCCGGTCTGGACGTCGGCCCTGATCGCCTTGACGTCCTCGCGCTCGGAGAACCGGATGAGCGCCCGGCCTTCGGAGCCCTTGATCCAGGCCCGCTCGACCACGCCGAGAACGCCCCGGACGCCGCCCTCTCCGCGCTTCATCGGGTGATCGTCCATGAACGGCGCGCCGTTGTTCAGCCTCGACAGGTCGACGGCCTTCTCCGAGATCTCCAGCTCCTCGTAGAAGGGCCCCTCCCACGAACTGCGCAGGGCGCGAGCCCCGGTGGAGAAGGCCACCTCCACGGTCCCGGTCGCCGGATCGAACGTCGATGGCTCGAACGCCGCTCGGGTGTGGAAGTCTCGGGCAATCTTCAGGCGCTGTGCCATTACCACCCGGGTTGCACCGCCCGGGTTCTTCGTCAAGCCGACGGATCGGCCGCCGGATCCAGGGCCGGTTCCGTACCGCTCCCGGCCTGCGCCCCGCCGTCTCCCGCAGACTCGCCTGCCGAGCCGACGCGCAGCTGTGTCAGGCCGGCCTGGGAGACGCGGCGGACGTCGGAGTCGAGCCAGATGCCCTTGTCGTCGAGCATGGCCAGGTCGGCCGCGTACTCCTCGAGGTGGGTCGTTGGGTCCCCGCCCTGCTCGCGGATGACCTGGGAGAGCGTCTTCTGACCGGAGCGGATCATGGTGAGGTTCGCGCGAGCCTCGCGATCGGGCTCGGTCAGCGGCATGGGTTGCGGCGTCCACTCCGCCGTCGGCTGATCGCCAGACCGAATGATGCCCGCGAGGGCAGCCGCATCCATCGCCCATGCCCACATTGGGTCGCAGACCTGTGGGATCAGCAGGTTCCACTGCCAGTCGTAAACGTTGCCCCAGTGCGCCATCCTCGACATGCGTGCGCTGGAGAAGTTCACCTGGCTGTAGTCGCCGACGAGATCCTCGTAGGTGACGCCGAGCGCAGCGGCGATGCGGCGCAGGGTGCGCGTGCTGAACCCGTCGTCGGTGGTGAGTGGAGGATTCGCCGCCACGACGGTCTTCCCAGGAGGGAGCCGCAGGATCATGCCCGGCTCGACCGTTTCGACGAGCGGATCGGTTGTGCTGCTCTCCCCGACCAGGCCACCGTCGGCGCCATCAACATCGGTGACGAAGAGCGCCATGCAGGCGGCGATCTTCTGCCGCAGTAGAGCGGCGTCCTCGAACTCGTCGAAGTCCTTGAGGTTGACGATGGCCGCGGCCAGCCACGGCACGCCGCGTTCCTGGCCGGCTCGCTCCACGTCGAAGGCGTGGATGACCTCCGATTCCGGGATCCTCCGGCTCGCCACGCCAGCAGACACCTCCGCGCCTGGGTGCTGGTCGAACAGCCAGTAGGCCACCCTCCGCCCGATGGCGTCGAACTCCACGCCGTGGATGACGCGCCCGCCCGCTTGGCCGGGGATGTTGTTCCGCGACGTGTCGAGGAAGTCTGGCTCGAGCACCTGCAGCTGCATCGGCAGGGCGAGGCCGTCTGTGGGGCGCCTCCAGCGCCGGCGGATGAGGACCTCGCCGGCCTCGGCAATCGCCCGCATGGCGAGCTTCTCCAGGCCGGTGAACGTCAGGCGGCCGGCGGCGTCGCACTGGGTCGTCCCAGCCCATCTGTTCCACGCCCCGGCCAGCTTCTCGGAGCCGTTCTTGCCCACCGCCTTGGGCGTGATCCCCCAGCCCACCACGTTGCGGGTGATGACCCTGATCCCGTTGCGGCCCCAGGCGTTGTTGCGGACCAGGTCGCGCGAGTGGGCGCGCAGGGCGGAAAGGGCCGGACCGGCTGCGGCGTTGGCGTCGGAACTTCGCCGGGCCCAGTTCTGGGTTCGGCGGCCGGACGCCGCCGCCTCGTAGTGCCGCGCCAGCGTCAGCGCCGCCGCTCGGGCCTGCATCCGCGACAGCGCCCACTTCGGAGCGACGGCCAACAGCGCCCGGTCGAGCGCAGTCATCGTGACCTTCGGGTCGGACATCTAGAGTCCCTTCCGTGTGGCTGCGAACCGATAGCCCGGGGTCTGCCCAGCCGCGCGCGCCACGTCCTGCTGCATGGATGCGAGCAGGGAGCGCATTTCGGCCAGTGAGTGGTAGGTGATCTGCCGTGCCGGTGGGCCATCAAATCGGACCGACAGGACGCCCGAGGCGACCGCGGTCTTGAGGTTGTCCACGTCGCCCTGCGTCCACGTCGACATCAGTACCTCCGCTTCGAGAGCCAGTTGCTACGTCTCGGTGTTCCACCGGAACCCCCTCCGAGCCAACCTCCGCGCTGCGGGGGGGTCTTGGGCGTGGGTGGCGGGGCCTCCGGCGGAACCGCCGGAGCCGCGACGGCGGCCGTGTCCGTCCCCGTGGTAGCGGCCGGCTGGCGGGCGGGTTCCTGGGGCTTGCGGCCGGCGGCGTGCCGGTCCAACCCGGCCAGGGCCGCGGCGGCGCGGGCGTAGATCCGGCAGTCGAGCCAGTGATTCTCGCGCCCGGGCAGCACCTGCCACTCGTAGACGCGATAGCCCCGGCGGTTGATGGTCGAGACCAAGTGCTCGGCGGTGAGCTGCTTGAAGTAGTCCTCCCCGTGCTCCGGGAAGTGGCAGAAGCCCGGGGGAAGCGGGTCGCCGCTCTCCTTCGTGGGCGGGTCGAGGCGGAGCCAGCCGTAGAGCTCCGACTTAGCGATGTCGACGCCAACCGGCCAGACTTTGTAGCCGCGGGCCATCCGCTTGCCCCGGGTCGTCACGTCCACCGGCGAGGGCGAGCCGATCAGCGTCTTGGCGGTGTGGACACCCTTGGTGGCGATCACCCGGTTCATCGGGTAGCGGCGAGCCCAGTTGTAGACCATCTGGGTATTGAATCCGGCGTCGATGGCGAGGAGCTGGACCCGGTGCTCCTGCCCGTCCACCCCGGGCCAGCTTCGCTCCAGCAGCTGGTCGAGCGCGGGCCACGGTCCTTCGGCGCCCTCGCGCGACGTGTCGCCCGGGATCACCCCGGCGTCCACGCTCCAGCTCGCCTTGTCGCCGCCCCAGGCCACTACCTCCCAGACCAGGCGGTCGCGCTGCACGTCCACGCCGGCGGTGATGAGCACCGGCTTCACGGGGACGGTGCCGAGCTCGTACTTCTCCCGGCGCAGGTAGACGCGCTGCCAGTCCGGCGCCTCGCCCTTCTCCACCCAGGTCTCCCCGAGGGCGGTGTTCACGAACGTGCGTAGCGCCTCCGGGCCTTCCGCCTTCGCGCTCAGGAACTCGGACACGATGTGCTCCCAGGTCGCGTTGGGCGCGTAGCTGTAGGCCGCCCAGATGTGGAAGCTGGCGTGCCCCTTGAACGGCTGCGATCCGCGCCACTCTCCGCGTTCGACCATCCACCGTTTCTGGTGGTGGTGGATCTCGCAGCCGCAGCCCCGGCAGATGAAGTGGGCCGTCTCCGGCTTCTTCTCGGTCCAGGCCATCCAGTGGCCACGCTCTCCCTCGCGGAAGGCGAGGAAGTCCAGGTGCCCGCACGTCGGACACGGCACGTGGTAGCGGCGCTGGTCGCCGGCGTTGAAGAGCGCCTCGATGCGCGAGCGGCCGGCCAGCAGCGGCGTGCTGCCGGCGATCGTCTTCCGGTTCCAGAAGGCCTCCGAGCGCTTCATCGCCAGGCGGACCGGGTCGCCCTCGCTCCCGGCGCTCACGGGGTAGGCGTCCACCTCGTCGAGGATGACCACCCGCCGGCTGATGCGCCGGAAGCCGGTGCCGCTATTGGCGCCGGTGAGGGAGAGGATCCCGCCCGGGAAGGCCTTGTGCGTGAGGGTATTGGAGCCGTCCTTCGGCCCCTTGTACTCGACGTCCTGCACCCGGAGCTGGGCCAGCACCGGCACGTCGCGCAGCATGGGCGCGACGGTCTCCTTGCTGAAGCCCTTCGAGTCGTCGACCGTCGGCTGCACCACCAGGATGGAGCTCGGGTCCTGGTGCATGTAGTAGCCGATCGCCGCGCTCACCGAGAGCGTGTACCCGACGCGGGCGCTCTTCATCAGCGAGACCTGCTCCGTCTCCGGGTCGGTGATCGCGTCCATGATGCCGCGCTGGTAGGGCAGCGTCCGCCACCGGCCCGGCTCGGCCGCGGTCTCGGCGGAGAGCACGAAGAACTCGTCGGCCCACTCGCTCAGGGTCCGCCGCGGCGGCGGCCGCCAGGCCTGCATTGCCTTCGAGATGATCGCGCCGAGGTCGGCGCAGGCCGGCATGGTGTGCGCCTCGGTCATGCCTCGGCCTCGACCAGGTCGCTGGCCGCCAGCCCCTCGAGCGCCTCGCGGATGGTGGACTCGAGAAGCGCCACCTGCGGCTTCGTGAGCGTCGGGTCCTGCTGGCGCACCCGGCTCGGAACGCCCAGGAGCTTCGTCTTGCAACTCGAGAAGACGCCCACCATCCGCGCTTCGACCTCTCGCGCGTCGAGGATCTCGCCGCGGCGCTCCGCCAGGTCCATCTCGGCGAGCTGCGCCTTCGCCAACTCGAGCCGGTGGCGGGCCTCCATCAGCGAGACCGGATCCTCGCCGCCGCTGGCGCTGCCGCCGGGAGCAGTCGGACCGGTCAGCGGCACGCGGTCGGCATAGGTGGTCGCCGCCCACTCGAGGTCGGCTCGCTTGGGGTCGATGGAGTAGTCCCCGGCCGCGTCGCGCTTCACCGACGCGGAGATCCGACCCGCTTTGATGGCCTGCCGAACCGCGCTCGGCTCGCAGCCGCGGTGCCTGGCGTACTCTCGGCCGGTCATCCGGGCCGGCGTTTTCGGGGTGGTCTTCTTAGGTCTGGGCATACATTTCAATGGGTTGCGCTAGAGCGATTCCGCGGCCTTTTGCACCCGTACCCGGGGGCATCGGGAGAAGTACCTTTGGCGCGGGGGGGGGGCATGGCCCTACTCATCGCAGCCATCCCCACTTCCGGCCCGTCTTGATCGCATGCACCAGGCTTGCAGAGATCCCGTAGCGCGCTGCGATCTCCCTTTCGGTCTCCCCTAGAACTAGAGATGCTCTGACCCGTCGCACGTCCTCCTCCTGCATCCTGCAGGCAGCGTTTCGTGCGCCCCTCCTAAGTTCTCTTTGCTCTTCCGAGCGCATGGACTCGGCCGCCCTCTCCTGCTGGATTCTCAGTCGCGTCTTGATCGGCAGAGCTCGCCACTCAGTGCGCTTCTGGTAGGCCTGCCGGTGCTCCTCTGGCATTGCTGCTAACGACGCGGCCATTGCCTTGACGCGAGCCCCGGGCCGTTGCAGAGGGTGTAGCCCGGCCGCCGCGAGTGCCTTCTGTTGCTGCGGCACGAGCCCTCGCCTCACGTTCTCACTTGGGCTGACCATCTCCAGGTGCAATGGATTCACACACCCCGTATTGCGGCACAGGTGATCGGTTTGGGCGCCGGAGGGTAGGGGCTCACCGTGCTCCCATTCCCAGAAGCAGACGTGCGCCTGGCGGAGCGACATGCGGCCCAGCCTCTCGGAATAGGCCCAGCATTTTCCATACCCCTTGCTGGTCTTAGACCCCTTCCATTCCCAGCACGGTCCCTCTGTAGGACGTACTAGCGGATCGCTGGCATCAGGAAGCGCGCCTGGGACAACGTGCTGCCACACGCGCTGCGGCACTGGTCCACATCCGTAGTTCATGCCTTCTCCTTCAGCGCTCCTGGCCCGTCACAGGTAGGCACGTCCTCGAGCAGACCCACTGCCCTGAGCCTCGACTTGGCCCGAGCTACCGCGTCGGCTCCGCGCCTGCCAGCATCGAATCTCCCACCGGGCCCAGCTCCACGCCATGCGACCTTGGCTGCTGGATCGAGCGCCTCCCTGATGCCCCTTCCCTGCTCGCACTTCTCCGTCACGCAGTGCGGATAGGTCGATGCCTCACCTCGCCACGTATCTCTGGTGCGCTGGATGTCACTGGCAAGCTGCCGGGCCACGCATTGAGCGGCGCGCAGCGAGCACTGGAGGGTGCAGCACTGCACCTGGCTCTCCGCGTAGATGCGCCATGGGCGAGGCGGTAGGCCATCCGCGTCGACCACCCAGAGGGCGAGCTGCGGCAAGGATATCGGCTCGGGCTGCACCTCGGGGAAGGCGATGTTCCTGATGATGGCCAATGGGTTCGACGCGCGCAGGGCCACGCGGAGCA